CTACTTGTTTCCATAAAGGAATTAATTTATTTTCTGTAAAAAATTCTCTAAGAGTTTCAGCATTGGAATATGTTGCTCGTTCAAGTCCAGATCCTAAACCTGCAAGAATTGCAGGAACACCCAAGACAGCTGATATTCTCTCTTCTGGTACACGCCTTAAAGTTCCTATGTCTAATTCAGTAGGGCTAAAAGCCATTTTTTCAACTTTCATAGCACCTGTAACTACAAGCGGTTTCCCTTTATTTTTTCCTGCAGTTTTTTGTTGATAAGTTCTTGCTATTTGTTCTGCCTCTTCTGGTGTAGGTGAGTATTCAGTTCTAGGTGTTATTAATACACTTGGAACACCACTATTTGCAAGAAGAGCAGTAGCCAACTGACCTGCAGATTCATCGCCATAAATTTCTCTTAATACTGACCTTAAAGGTGCAAAACCTTTTTTATGATTATTTGGATCTAAGCCTAAACGAATGTGAACAATATCTTCTGGCCTAATTATAAATTTTTGATTATTGGTTTCATATTCATAGAATGTTATTAAATCTTCTTTAGTTCCCTGCGGTTTTACTTCTTCAGGCATTAAAGGATATAAAGCAACAACCTGTCCTGCGTTATTCTTTTGTTTAAGCAAGTAAGCGTCCCCAGATACATGCATAGCATTTATAATATATTGCTGTATAATGTCGCCACTCATGTATGGATTTGGTCGGCGCATAAGTTTAGTTAGTGGATGATTAAGAACATCTTGCTCATATCCCTCACTATCATATTTTTTAACACTTAGTTGAGCCTCACTAAAAGATGTTCCTAGAACTTGTAAACAAGCAACTACTGCGGAATTACTTGCACCATTTCCCATTGTGCTTATATCCCAAGCACCAGATCTATTGTTATAACCTTGAATAAAATTTAAGTTGTTATAAAGTGAGTCTTCATCTCTAAAAGTGTTTAATCTTTTTTCTTCTGTATTATCTCTGTTAAAAATTATATCTGTAAATCTTTTTCTTTCAGCCATTCCTTTTCCATTCTTCCTAGCTTGACAGCTGAATTAGACGCACCCAATAAATTGGAATCCAGCTCCCAAGCAACTCAATAAGCTGTAAACTTCTTTTGGTTTTGAATTAACAAAACCGCATAAGCTAATGCATCAACTTGGTCATCATGCTCACCCACAGGGAATGTCAATAACTCTCGCTGTAAATCAGCATACCATAAACTTTGCTCATTGAACCACACTTTACCAGATTCCATACGAGCAGCAAGAGGCAAAGCCCTTGACACCTTATCTCTGTCAGCCCTTAGTTCTTTAACAGGTAAGCCCTCACGCCTAGCTATTTGCACCATTGATAGTTGAAAACCTGTTTTCTCTATATAAAAAGCCTCAGGCATTTCTCTATCATTTATGTCTTTCATTATAGGGATAATGTCGGGGGCTTCAACTCTTCGCCTCAATAAATCTAAAATAATAAAATTGTTATTAGGTGTTACTGCAACAGTTGCTATAACAGTAAAGTCAGCAGTTGTCTTAGTGCTCGCAGCTAAATCAACAGTGCAGTATTTCCTACACTCACTTAATTGCACTTCTTCATTATCTAATATGTAATATTGATTAATAGTTTCGTTTCCAGTTTCGTCATATTCTTTGCGTTCTTCGGTTTCGTAGAATCTAGCCCATTGACTTTTAAATATTGATCCAAACTCTGTAAATTCTGCTAAATATTCTTGACTAAAAACTAATGAACCTAATTCTTCTTTAGCCCCCTCAATTTCTTCTTTTGGTATGTAAGGATTATCAAAAGTTGTAAATCTGAAAACTGACCAATTATCTAAACTATCAGCTCTCATTGTTAGCTCATGAAACCAAGTGCCCATTCCATTTGGTGTAGAAATAAATATGGCCTGCCCTTGTCTATCAGTAAGAGTCGGTCTTATAACTTCCCAAACATCTTTTTTCATGAAAGCTACCTCATCAAGTATTACTAGGTCAAGCCCTGCACCTCTCAATCGATCTGGATTATCGCCAGACTTACATTGAATAAATCCACCACCATTAAACTCTATACGCTTTTCAACTTCTCTAATATGAGTATTAGGGATTTGGTTAGCAAAATGTTTAAACTCTCTGTAAGAATCTTGCGTCATATTGTAAGTAGGTGCTATAAACCATACCCTACCGCCATTAATAGCAGTTTTAATTGCGTATAATATTGATAGCCTAGTCTTACCAAATCTTCTTCCTGCGACAATGACTTTAAATCTATTTGGATCTTTTATAACTTTTATTTGATTTTTATGTAATTTTGGAAGTTCTATTAAATCGGTTTCGTAAGTTTCGGCCATTATTCATCTACATCTTCCTCAATATCATCTGACCATTTGACTTTTATTTTTCTTAATCCACCTGCTTGTATTCCTAAAGTTGATTCTGGTTCTCCATGTAAAGTTCTTTCACCTCTTATACCTGAATCTAATAAAGCCAATGCCTCTTTTGCGTCTAATTGTTCTGGTCTTATATTTCTAATTTTTTCAAAACCTTTTGTTTGCTTTACTACTTCAAATGTTAAGTGGCGTTCTCTCATTTGTTTTAGTTTTTCTTTATTCTCGATCTGGTATATTCTGTCTTGTTCTATATCAAATTCTTCACATCGTTTTACCCAATTATATTTAGATGACCACCTTTTTAATTGAGCTAAAATTGTATTTTCTTTGCGTCCAGTTTCTTCAGCATACATCTTGGCTACTTTGGGCAGACTTCTTGTATATCCTAAATCACGATAAAGTCCAAAAGCATTGAAAGCTTTTTGCGTTTCGTTCTTTAATCTATCCCAACTATTCTCATTCATAATTAATCCCAACTAGGTGAGAAATCATTGTTCTCTTTAAATTTTTTAATATGTTCAACATTCTTCCCTGCTCCGCCACTCTCTGCTAGTTCTTTAATAAGTTCAATAGAGCCTGCCTCATATAATCTTCTTATCTCTTCATCTTCCATTCCTAACAACTTATTTAACTTGTCATTGTCTAGCTTATGGTCATCTTTTAATTTTTGCATTATTACAGCCATTGGTCTTACGCCATGCTGACCCCTAGCTCTGTTATGTCTAATAGTAGCCATTATTTGTTCATCTTCCCCAATTTCTTTTAAAACTACTACAGGAACAAGTCCGCCTGTTAATTCTTTAATTTCTTTATGACCCGAAACTGTCCACCTGTGGAATCCATCAACAATTTCTTTTGATTCTCTTATTACTATTGGTTGTGTCCAACCACTATTTAAAATTGATTCTTTTAACAGCTTTAACTCTGGCGGAGCAACTTTGTTTGGATTGTATGTATTTGAGAACAGCTCTTCTCTATCAATCCATTGAACATCGCTAATTGGTTGATTCTTGTAATTCTTTGTCATACCTTGCCTTCCTTTTGTTCCATTCTTCCAGATCCCTATGTTTTGTAATTGCTTTAGGCATTCTTCTGCCCTTAGTATTTCCACGAATAGCTACTTTTAAAATCATATCCCAGTTTAAACCTGTATCTGGATGTATAGCTTTATGCAATATTGGATCACTTGTTTTGCTATAATGCGCATTCATCCACCTTTGAATGTTTGTTATAATTTCTAATTGCATTTGTGGTTTATGCTTTTGAACTTGCGTTAAAATAAATTCTTCCCATTCCATTTCTGCAGGTTTTTCGATTGTCTTATTAAATCCATAAAGTTCTGTAGTTGAGTATCTAGCTGCAGTTCTTGCACCATCAACTCTATCCACCATTTTTTCCCAAACATCTGGATAACATAAAGGAAAACGCCACAACTTTTGCATAGGCTCTTCGCCAAAAGGTGGTGCTATTCTTTGAGCTGAGGGGGATATTCCCGCCATTTGTTCTAGTTCGTAGCATTCGTTAGTGTCCCAACCATACTTTATTGGAGCCGTCCAAATATCTGCAGTTGTCCAATCATAAATAGGCAATACCTTTCCACCACTTGCGCCCTTATCTTGAAAAGGAATTATGTAATTGAATTCTCGCATTTCTGCCGCCCTGCTTGAAACTTGTAAAAATCTTGATAAAGATTCGTCAGCTCTTATTCCCATTACTCGCCCCACAGTTCCATATTTTTTTGTCGGTCTTGATAAAGCGTCAAGATCTGGAATCATTAACCTGCTATTTGGATCGTCAGAATTATAGCCCTCAATCTTAGATATTCCCTCAACTGGTTTTGGTCTTACCCACAAATCTTTTTCTTCTTCTGCCCATGGAAACCAATAAGGTTGTTTAGTTGAGCAAGCGTTCCTATGTTTAATTGGAACAGTGAACCAATCCATATCAATTTCTTCTAAGTTATAAACACGCCTTACATAATGTTCAGTTTCATAAGGGATAGCTTCTTCGTCCCAAAAATAAACATTTAAAGGTAATTTATTTAAGTGTTTTGCAACTTCTAATGTAATGTTTAATACAGCTGTAGAGTCTTTTCCACCGCTAAAGCCTACCGAGATTGTATCAAATAATTTGAATGCTTGTTCAACTCTCTCTAAAGCTCTTGTATAAACATCAACTGTAGTATATAATTTTTTGCCCATTATCACTACTTAGATATGTAATCAAACCTGGAAGAAAACAAGTAATACATGTTCCTATCCACATCAAACTAGAACTTACATCAGTAAATCTTCCGAGCATATAAACAGGCAAGCCGATAGCAAGCCCTGCAAGTATTCCCCAAAACATTCCTTTTTCACTTGGCTTTACATTTTTATTTTCAAGTCCAATGATTGTTAATAATGTTGGTATAAGTGTTCCTGCTCTTAAAGTTCCATAAAATAAAAACAAATAAACTATTTCCATATTAGGAATATTTGCAACTAATAAGCCAAAAACTACCAAAACTATCATGCCTTTTTTTGCATTACTTACTACTTCACCCTCATTAGTTGTCAAGTCTTCACCTACTAGCGAAGATATTGAACACAAACAAGAATCTAATGTAGAGATTAGCCCAGATAAAAGAGCAATTAAAAATGGTATAGCTGTCCATTGAGGTAAAGTAGCTAATACTATTTCAACATTTACAAGTTGGTTAGAGTCTGGAACAAATCCAGATCCTGCCGCTACAAAACCAAAAACTGACATAAGAATTGGAACAACACCAAATATAGCTGCACCTTTTAAGAATGCTGTTTTTACTTGGTTTTGTTCTGTAGCATATGCTCGTTGCCAAAAAGATTGGTCACCGAATGAGCCAGATAATAAACCGATTGTTACTGAAATTCCAAAACTAAAAAAAATACTACCGCCTACACCACTAAACATATTTGTAGCCTCACCTGCAAATCCATTTAGTCCAGATCTAAAAGTATCAAAGCCAACAACACTTAGAATCCATGGAACAAGAACAAAAGCAACACCGCCTATTATGGCCATTTGCAAATAATCTGTTCTTACTGACGCACCTAAACCTGCATTATAAGAATAAGCAACGGCAATTAAAGCCATTGCAAAAGTAATAGCTGTGAAATTAATTCCAGTTAAAGATTGCACTACAGCTCCACCTGCTAATAACTGCACGGCAAAAGAACATATTGAAAGAGCTGATAATGATACTATATAAATTTTTTGAACTCTTTTTGAATGCATTTTTTCCATTGTGCTTGACAATGTAAATGCTTTTTTGTATTTATTTCTAACCTTTTGTCCTAAATAAGCAAATAAAACTAATGTCAATATATTGGGAACAGTAAAATAAAAAACACCAATCCAACCATTGTTATAAGCCTGCTGACTAGCAACAAAAAGTGCAGGTGCCCAAATCCAAGTCGCAGCGATTGAAAAACCTGCCTCAGTTGAGTTAAGTTTTCTGTTAGCTACTAAATAAGATTCTTTTGTATTAGCTTTAATTTTATAAGTTGTAGCAATTCCTATTGCTAAGGCTGCATATAAAGCTATAAAAATCCAACCTTGTAATTGACTAAATATCATTTTGTTCTTTCCAATCTACGCAAAGATCCACTAAAGCATTAACACTGTTTCCAGTTGAATAAATTTCTTTAGCTTTATTAATTGCGTCCATAATTTTTTCCCTTTGTTCTTTTGTGACAGCGTAGTTTAATTTATAATATGTTTCACCTGTTTCACTTTGCCCCAAGAATTCAGGTTGCTCCGTATTTAAAGTGCTAATGTAA